TAAACGGACACTTAACAAGAGTAAAAAAATTGTTTTGGAATAAATATCAAGAACAATCTCACCGAAGAGTTTGGAAAAAAGAAAAGTAAAAAAACCGGGGGCGTTGCCGCCCCCTTTGTATAACCAAAAATTAAATTATGAGAAATCAGAAAGAAAATAGAATACAAGATTCAATTGAATATCAAATGGTAAAACAAATCACATCCGAAGAAAACCGCAAGAATATTATCGAGGCATTGAAATCCTTTGCAATATTATTGGCGGGATTTTTCATTGCAGTATGGTTGTTCACCAATTTGCTTTTAAATATAGAAACCATCATCGATTGGTGGAATAACTTTCACATTGAAATATTTTTAATTGATATAATAATATGGATGAAAAAGATAATTTCCTAAGTAAAGAAAAGGATATGCATATCCATCGTCACATTAACATAAATCAAAATATTGTTAATATTAAAAAATTTAATAAATTAGTGAAAAAATTAAGATAGTTTTTTTTGTTTGATAATTGTTGGGAAATGTCCGCCATTCACTTGGTGGGCATTTTTTTATACCTTTACATTAAACCAATAAATTGAATAATAATCAAAGAGGGTGTTTTAGTGAATATCTTTTTGCAACTGAGTGCATAAAAAGGGGATATGATATTTCAATGCCTTTGTCCGATTCATCGGTTTATGATTGCATCGTTGACAATGGCGAAAATCTGTTCAAAATTCAAATCAAATCCACGATAAAACTACCAGTAAAAGATACCATTACCACGATACAAGTTCCATTACAAAATTCAAAAAGGGTTTACAGTAAAGACAATGTTGATTATTTTGCCGTTTACGTTTACCATTTTGATGGCTTTTTTATATTCAAAAACAATGGCAATATGCAATCAGTAAGATTGTCGCTTGTAGGTAAATATTCCAAAAATTTTAATAACTTTGTATTTGAAAGGGATTCTCAATCCCATAGATAATTCATTTTTAATTGTTTTGTGAATTGTTTTGATAAGTTTGGTTAATTAAGGGTAGCATTTAAGTGTTACCCTTTTTTTTTATCTTTGTAGAAATAACATATTATGAAAATATTAATGAAAAAAAGCGTTTTATCCTCTGAAGGATGGCGTTGGGAAGAAAAGGTTTACGATGTTGACAACAAGGTTGCATCGGATTACATCAAAAAAGGAATCGGTGTTGAATTTATCGAGGAGGTAAAAGAGGAAAAAAAAGTAAAAGAAACAAAGGAAAACAAGGTGGCAAAAAAACGCACCACTAAAAGAAGCAAATAATGCCCTACACTCGAAACACTTATTTCAGCGACCCACCGATTACGTTTCAACCGCAAATGAAAATCAATTCCACAACTGGAAGTGAAATCATTACTGCGGCCAACGTCAAGGATTTTGCAAGAATTGACACCACGGCAGATGATACGATTATCGGGCAGATGATAACCCAAGCGAGAATCGTGGCGGAAAATTATATCTCAAAAGATATTGTGGCAAAAAACAGAACGTACTATTTGCCATTTGCCAACACAAGAATCGCATTACCTTTCGCCCCGGTTGCATCTATTTCATCGGCAACAGTTGATGGAACTGCTGCAAGTTATACGGCAAAGGGATTGGACAATGAAATAATTGAATTGAATGAACTCCCTGCAAAAGAAGTAAAGGTAACTTACATCACCACCGGTCTTGATGATTCGTTTTTAAAACAGGCCTTATTGCAAATGGTAACGACTTATTATGACAATCGTTCCGATTTTGTGGTTGGGGAATCAGTAAACGAAATCCCTACAAGTGCAATGGATTTATTGTCATCATATAAAACCGTATTTATTTAATGGATGCCGGGAAACTTGATACAAGGGTTGAGGTAAGGCGATTAACAAAGACTGCCGACACTTTTGGGGGATATACCTCCACAACGGCAACTGCCTCCACTATATGGGCATATAAAAGGGAAACAAGTGGTGATATAAGCCAAGAGAACGGAAAGCGTAGGCGTGAACTTGATATTGAACTGGTAGTGCGTAAAAAAACCGCCGATGATATTTTAAACACCGACCTTTTGAAAATCGAAAACGTATCCGGGGAATATCGTATAAACGGTAAATTTGAATCTGGATATAAATATTACACAACCATAAAAGCCACAAAAATTGATTAGTGTTAAAATCAAACAGAGCGATTTAAATGATTTGAACCGAAAACTCAATCAACTCAAAAGTTTTTCCAAGGAGGGACTTTCAAAAGAGATTGGCGATACTGCTGCTTTTTCGGCGGCAAGAATGCAAAAAAGTGTTCCGACTGATAAAGCGGCTTTAAAACAAGGCATTGGGTTCGGTAGAATGGGTAAAATGGCAAGGGTATTTTCCAAGGCTTTTTATTCGCCTTATGTTGAATTTGGAACAAGGGATGGGAATATGAAGTTTGATGATATGTTGGAACTCGGCATTCCAAAATCTTATGCCGAGCAATTCAAGGCAAATCCATTAAAAAAGAAAACCAATCAAAACGCAAGACCCTTTTTCTTTTCATCGGTTAGGGTGGAACTAAAAAACCTTATGGATAGGCTTGACAGAAGATTAAATAATTTAACACGATGAACGAGGCACTTCAATTTATAAGAAAAGCGATTTTAACTCGTTTAACGGATGCAATTACAATTAATGGCAGTTATGTCCCAATTTATAATCGGGTGCCGTCTGACGCATCTGAGCCGTATATACAAGTGTTTTCCGTAAGTAATAACGAAAGCGATTTCAATGCTACAAGTTTTATTTCTGAATGCGTTACAAGATTGGAAGTCGTAACGGCGTTTGATTCTGATTCGGGTGGCGAATTGCAGTCTAATCAGATTGTAAGTGAAATATTAAATTTAGTTCGCACAAGGTCGAGTGGTTATTATGATTTATCAAGCGATGGTTTTAATGTAATAACTTGCACAAATGGAGGCGTAACATATTTTCAGGATGACTTGGAGGATGAAACATATTTCCGAGCCATTGTCGAAATATCTAATAAAATAGAAAAAATCTAATGGGTGATTTTAAAATTTACGGAATAAATATTGGAGCGATATTTTTATCGCTATCGGATATAAATCCTATATTACAAACATTAGTTTTAGTGGCAACGCTTATTTATACAGTCATTAACATAACCCAAAAATTTAAAAAATGAAAATGCCTACAAACGGAGTTGCAAAAGATATTAGACATTTTGCTGGAAGTCTTTTAGTTTTTTTCTTGGTGGTAATGATTTTGTTTTATTTAACGAAATATCAAATACCAAAGGAAAATGCGCAAATCGTAAACACTTTAATCGGAATGATCGCAGCTTCGATAGCGATGGTGATTGCAAGTATTACCGGAAGGAACCCGGATGATTTAGATGCGGCAAAAAAGAAAATTTCAAACCTTGAGATGAAAATTGAAATGCTTGTACAAGCCAAAGACACCTTGGAAGAAATGTTAATAAAAGTACAAGATGACACGATTGATCGGCTACTTCTAAACAAGGCTATGAAATACGATAACAAATGCGACTGTAAAAAATGAGTTTAAAGTATTTTAAATATGAGGAATTTGATTCGCCGGATGTCCCCGATTCTGGTCGCTATATGGATGCTGAATTTTTGGCAATGCTCGACAATGCTCGTGAAATTGCGAGGATACCCTTTAAAATCAACTCAGGATGGCGGACAATTGAACACAATCAAGAGGTTGGAGGAAAACCGGGTTCGAGCCATATCGTTGGAAAAGCGGTTGACATTGCCGTTAAAAATTCAAGGGAAAGAGGAATTATTTTGTCAGCACTTCAACAAGCCGGATTCAATAGGTTTGGCGTGGGTAAAACCTTCATTCACGTTGACTCGGATGGAACTGACTTTCCCGATGGTATCAAAGACCCCAACGTTTTATGGTTATATAGCTAATACAGTAGGGAGTACGATATGCCTAAAAAGAAATTTAAAGACACGGCAGTAGGTTCTTTTTTACTTCAAAAGATTCCAAAGGTAGTCGGTGCGATTGCCGAAGATACGCCAGTAGGAAATATAATAGAGGCTATCATAGGGGGTTCTGATATGTCAGCAGAGGACAAGGAATTGGCTTTGGAAAAACTTCGATTAGAACGTGCCGAAATGGATGGCGTGACCCGAAGGTGGGTGGCAGATAGTAGAAGTGGATGGTTGGCACAAAATGTCCGCCCTTTGACATTGTGTTTTTTTACAATTTCTTATATCATTGGATGGTATATGGACTATGATCTTACAACAATTACAGGGCTGATGCAAGTTATCCTTGGAGGCTATTTTGGTTCTCGTGGAGTTGAGAAGGTGTTTGGAAACAAACTCCACAAATAATGGCGAAAAATATCACTAATTTTGTAAAAGAGATTAAAAGAAAACGCCCCGGTGTTCATTCAAAGAATGCATCAATAAATAAAAAAGGGTGGAAAAAGAAATCTCGTGGTCAAGGTAAAAAAAGATAATTATGGCAACTCGTGACTTGTATTCCTCAAATAATTTTTATCGAATGTCATTCGGCGATTATGGATTTCGCCTTTTGGATTACACTCACGGTAATGCATCAACCCCAAGTGGTGAATATTTCTGTTCAATAGAATGCACCGAAAACTCAACCATTACACTTACAAACGACACCCCCGGAGGGGATAGCGGATTTACAAGTTTTTCTATTAAAGAGGGTCACATCATTTATGGTAATTTTACTGATATATCAATCACTCACGGTCAAATAATCTGCTATTTGCGTAAACCAAAATAAATGCTTGGTCTTCCTTTTAACGTAATTTCAAGGTCTAAGAAAACCAAGAAAATAATTAAAAAATATCTTCAAGATAATCTTGAGGATTTGTGGAACAATACTGAAGATAGATGGCAATCTTATAACTATGTCATCCCACTCACTTGGGATTCCATTAATGAGGTATGGGACAGATATGATGAAAGATTGCCGGAAACTTGGGAGGTGTTGACTAAAAATTGGAATGCGGAAACTGAATTATGGGATGAAATATAAATTTGTTAAATTTGTAAAAAATAAATTATGGGTACTACGCTATCGGGATTAAAAATAAAAGATACTTATCAAGGTCTTATCAAATTGACTGATAATGCCGCCGCATCATCTTCGACAAAAGAACTTACTGATGGTGTTGGAAACGACTTAAATATTCAAGTTGACACCACCGGAAGATTGGAGGCAACATCGTTTGTGAAAACAAGCGGAACATCAAGCCAAATTCTTTTGGCAGATGGTACGGTTGCAACAACATTAGCAACTGCTTTTTTAGCTGATGATTCGGTTACCTTTGCAAAATTAGAGGACAGATATTCAGAACTTTCGGCACTTGGAAGTGGAACATCTTTTGCATTAAATTTTAGTGCTGCCTGTACATTTACGGCAACTGCATCAGAAGCGGCAACGTTTACTTTTTCAGGTGCGGTTCAAGGTCAGGTTGTTGACTTAATTGTTACCGGAAATTATGCCTTGACTTTTGCAGAAACCGGGTCAACTTTTAATCGGGTAGGTTCAACCACTTACGATGGGTCAGCGACAAATTTGATTCAAATAGTATGTACAGATGACACATCGGGTGCAAAAATATATCACTATTCAATTGCCACTTATACACCGGCACAACCACAATAATATGAAAGCAAGAACTGAAAACGGAACAATTAA